GTCGATGAGAAAGAAACCATCACCACCCGCAAGCTGGCAAAGCTATGGCTTGAGTATGGCATGACCCGTAAGACTGCGAAGCGTTGCACCATGACCCGTGTGTATGGGTCCACTTTGTTTTCGGCTAGAAAATTTATCCAAGAATACCTGATCGAGACTGACGCCAAAAGAACACAAGAGGATGCGTCTTATGTTTCTGTCTTGGATGGCTATGAATTTCTAGCTGCTGTGTACCTTGCCAAGCATGTGTGGGCGTCCATCAACGAGACAGTTATTGCAGCCAAGGACGGGATGGATTGGCTACAGGAAAGCGCAAAGGTACTGGCTAAACAGAACCTGCCTATAGTGTGGACTACAGTTGATGGCTTGCCCGTGATGCAGAACTATCTCGACATGAGCAAGCGCAGGGTGAAGACAAAGTTTGGTGACAAGCTGATCTATCTGACACTGCAGGAACCTGTTGAGAACAAGCTGGATAGCCGCCGCCAAGGCAATGGCATCAGTCCTAACTGGGTCCATGCAAATGATGGGGCGCATCTCAGGATGTCTGTCAATCTTGCGAAGGCCAACGGTGTCACCCACTTTGGGATGATACATGACAGCTTCAGTTGCCACGCTGCTGACGTTGAGATGTTTGGTGCCTGTCTGCGTGAAGCCTTCATTGATCTGTACGAAAACAACAACCCACTGCAGTTGTTCAAGTCACAGGCAGAGGCACAGTCTGGCTTGGAACTACCACCCCTTCCAGAGATGGGAGACTTAGATGTGACACAGGTTAAGCACAGCGAATTCTTCTTCGCATAACTCTAACCATATGTGAATTCTAATCAGTTCAATCTCAAGGTTGCACTATAGCTTATCGAAAGGATTTCTTATGAGCGACACAACCAACAAACCCCTGTCCAAAGAGGGGCTACTCCACACCGCAGAGATGCTGCACCTGCGCGGTGACCCCGTGCCAACAGACATTCTCGCCAGACTACTTGAGGTCGGTGTGGACGTTTCAAAATATAACTAAGAAGGAAAAACACATGGCTAAAAATCAATACGAAAAGATGGTATCACCCACTGGTATCGCAGTGTGGCCTCACCTCAATTCACCTGACACCAAGTTCGATCAGGGTGGTGCTGGTGAGTACAAAGTATCGGTCAAGCTGACAGAGGCTGCAGCCCAGCCCGTCATCGATAGACTGCAAAAAATTCTTGACCAGTATCAAGCAGAAGAAATTTCCCAGAACCCCAAGGTCAAACAGTTCACCCCTCGCTTGCCCATTGACGAAGAGGTGGATGACCAAGGTAACCTGACAGGTAACTGGTTACTGAAGGTTAAACAGAAGGCGCAGATTACCACAGCCAATGGTATTGTGGATATGAAGGTTGCTCTGTTCGATGCTAAACGCCGCCCGACACAGGCTGCGATTGGCGGTGGCTCCTCACTCAAAGTGTCAACCACCATCGTCCCGTACACTATGCCTAGTAGCAAGAGTGTAGGCATCTCACTGCGCCTGAATGCAGTGCAGGTTATCAACCTAGTTGAAGGTGGTAAGGATGGCGATAGTTCTATGTTCTCTGAGGAAGAAGGCTTCACTGATGAGACATCTGAAGTAGCAAGCACCTTTGCTAAACCAGATGGTGATGCCATCGACTATGGTGACACTGATTTCTAGCATTGGTGGCATACGCTATCCCAGCACTACACGGCAGAGAGCAATAGCGAATGGTTGGCGGTCAGGACTTGAAGAAAGTCTAGCCGCCGACCTCACTGTAAAGGGTGTGCAGTTTAAGTATGAAGAGAACAAGTTAAAGTATCTCGTACCTGAACGCACTGCCACCTACACCCCCGACTTCTACATCACCACACGGTCAGGCAAGACCATTGTGATTGAGAGTAAGGGTCAGTTTAAAACTGAAGACAGAGCCAAGATGTTGATGGTGAAAGCACAGCATCTTGACCATGATATTCGGCTGGTCTTCTCCAACCCTAATACCAAAATTTCAAAACAATCAAAGACAACCTACGCAATGTGGTGTGAGAAGCATGGCTTCCTCTACGCAAAGAGAGTTGTCCCACAAGAATGGATAGATGAATGAAGAGGACAGACGTTAAGTATCTTATCGTCCACTGTGCCTACACCCCGCCCAGCATGAACATTGGTGTCAAAGAGATTGACCAGTGGCACCGCGAGAAGGGCTGGCTAGGATGTGGTTACCATGTGGTTATCAAACGTAACGGCAAGGTGGAACGAGGCCGACCCTATCACAAGCAGGGCGCACATGTTCGCAGCATCAATAATAAATCTGTGGGCATCTGCCTGATCGGTGGCATGACCGCCGACAAGAAGGGTCCAGAGATTAACTATACTGATGCTCAGTACACAGCACTGCGAGATGTGCTGGAAGAACAGCAGGAACTATTCGGAGAGGACACCGAAGTCAAAGGTCACGTTGATTTTGACAGCGGCAAGACCTGTCCGAACTTCGATGCTGCACTGTGGTTTGACACAGGAGAACTGAAGCAAACTTTCTAGGTTGCACTATAGCTCACTCAACATTTCGTTGGGTGAGTTTCTTTAAATCCCAGACATCTTGGAGATACGCATGACACAAATGCAAACAGTTACTAAGCACCTCAACGTCTATGGTTCTATCAGCCCACTGGAAGCCCAATCGAACTACAACATCTGGCGTCTAGCTGCTGTTGTTAATCGGCTGAAGAACGCTGGCACTGACATTTCCATGCAGATAAAGACAGCACCATCAGGGGCCAAGTATGCAGAATACAAACTCGCAAGAGGCTGAATTCTTAGGCCATGAAAGCTGCATTGACTGTGGTTCCTCAGATGCACTGGGGGTCTACAGCGATGGCTCTCATTGCTTCAGTTGCGGGGTAAGTAAGACCTTATCTCGTGACAGTTCCACTACACCTGTCCGAAAGGTATCTCAAAAAATGCAGACTAATCTTATCGCCACTGGCGAACCACAGGCTCTGCCACGGCGCAAGCTGACCGAAGAAACCTGCAAGAAATTTGGTTATAACATTGGTGAGTACAACGGTCAGCCCTGTCATGTTGCTAACTACCGTAACAACTCAGGTCAGGTGGTAGCACAGAAGCTGCGCTTTGCCGACAAGGGCTTCAAGTTCTTAGGTGACACAAAGGCTGCTGGCCTGTACGGGCAGCACCTCTGGTCTGCTGGTAACGCTAAGATGCTGGTCATAGTAGAGGGTGAGATTGATGCCTGTTCTATGAGCCAAGCACAGGGCAATCGTTTCCCTGTGGTGTCAGTTCCCAACGGTTGTCAGGGTGCTAAACGTGCGGTGCAAAACTCACTTGAATTTGTCGAGAGTTTTGACCGTGTGGTTATCATGTTGGACAGTGATGATGTTGGCCGTGCAGCAAGCATAGAGATTGCTGAACTACTAACACCAAGCAAAGCTGCCATCGCTACCCTGCCACTCAAAGACCCTAACGAAATGCTGGTGGCTGGACGTACCAAAGAACTGATCGATGCCATGTGGCAAGCGAAGGTTCACAGACCAGATGGTATCCTTGCAGGTACAGACCTATGGGATGAAGTATCAATAGATGCTGACACCCCGTCTATTCCCTACCCATTCCAATCACTGAACATCAAGACACACGGCATACGTCGAGGTGAACTGGTGACCATCTGTGCTGGCAGTGGCGTAGGAAAATCGCAGGTGTGCAAAGAGATTGCATACCATCTTATCAACCAAGGCCAATCTATTGGCTACATTGCGCTGGAAGAGAATGTGAAGCGCACCGCCCTTGGCCTGATGGGGTTGGCTTTAGACAAGCCACTACACCTCACGAAAGAAGGAGTAACTGATGATGACCTACGATCTGCTTTTGATCTTACAGTTGGCAGTTCTCGCGTGTATCTTTATGACCACTTTGGGTCGCTAGAGACAGACAACTTACTTAACAAGGTACGCTACTTAGCTAAAGGCTGTGGAGTATCTTATGTGATACTCGACCACCTATCTATCGTAGTCAGTGGCATCGATGACGGGGATGAACGCAAGAACATCGACGTTGTAAT